ATCTTTGCTTTTGCGCTGAACAATTTGCATGGGTGCGCCATCTTTGCTTGGAACAATGCTGATTTCGATGTCAAGGGCTCCACGCCATGCGCTTGATCCTCGTGCGCGGTGCTGTGCCTCTTCGCTGACGCCCGTGTGATGAACAAGTATGACTGAGCAATTGAACTCACTCATAAGGCTGTTGCAGGCATCCAGCATAGTCTTGGCATCTTGCGCGCTGTTTTCATCCCCAGACAAAAATCGGTGTAGTGTGTCGACAACGATCGCATTTGGAGTGCTGGGCAGCATCCTGATTTGCTCGACGACCTTGAGATATCCGGCTGGCGTGTTGAGATCGCATCCGTCTTTTGAAAGCCACATGGACAGAGATCCTGCCTGATGGTGATGTTTCCAAGCGGCGATTCGACTTCTCAGCCCGTGGTGCCCTTCGCCAGCCAAGTAAACGATTTTCCCAGGCCGCACTTTTTGCCCGCACCATTCGGGCATTCCGCTTGCCATGCGCAGGCACCAGTCGAGCACTACAAAGGTCTTTCCGCCACCGCTTGGGCCATGCACCATGACAAGTGCTTGGGACTGAATCCAGCGCTTGACGAGCCAGCTGATGGGGCTTGGCTGTGCACAGAAGTCATCGGCTGGGATGAGCCAGTCGTCTTTGACTGGCATCAGCAGGCCTGCGAGATCGTGGCCAGCCTGTGCATAATCGTTGGCATCACCGAGGATCGGAGGCATAACCATGCGTGCGCCATATTTGGCACTGGCCTGCTCTGCGTAGCGTTGGCCAACACCGCTTTGGTCGTGGTCTGCGACGATCACGATGTCTTGAGTTGCTCCATACATTTCCCTGAGTGTGCCAGTGACCGGCACCAGATTGCTGGCGCTGTAGGCCACGACAACTGGTCTGTCGGTGGTTTCGTGGATGGTGGCTGCCGTTGCGAATCCTTCGGCCACGAACAGCGTGCCAGGCTCATCCAGTGAGCCTACCATCCAGAACTTGCCGCCTGTCTGACCGCCTGGGTGGTAGAGCTTGCCGCCTTCGTGGTCGATATATTGCAGGGTGCTGAGTGTGCCGTTTTGATCGTAGAGTGGCAGCACCAGCCGACCGTCTCCTGTTGCCCTTGCACCATGCACGCCAATGGCCTTTTTGGACAGATATGGATGATCTGGAAGTGCTGCCTGTGCGCCTGTCCAGATTTTTTCGACTGTGTCGCTGGCCACTTGGTGCTGGCGCTCGATAGCTGCGTCTCGCAGGGCTTTGGCTTCGGCCAGTCGTTTGGCGTTGGACATTTCCTCGGTCTGGGTGAGCTTGCGTCCTACATCTGCACGCCATGTGACTTCCATGCCTGCACGCCAGCAGCCAAACCGACCGGCTGGGATGCCGTCCCCAAATATCAGATACCAGCCTGGCTTGTCACCGTGGCCAGGTGCGCCTTTGGTGCCTGACCGGAACCTGTGAATCTTGCCGTCCATCAGGATTTCTTCTGGTGGCTCCAAGCCTGCTGCACGCATTGCGTCAATGAGCTGCGTCTCTGGTGGTGCGACCCGCTTTTCTGGTGGCGGTGCCCAAGGCCCACCAAGCACTTTGGAGAGGTCAGCCATTGACTGTTGCCTCCTGCCTGGTGAGATAGTCGCTCAGGGCTTTGACCGTGTCGTACAGGGGCTTGGATTCGTCTTGCATGAACCTGTAAACAGTGGCTGGATGCACACCGGCATTCTCGGCCACTCGCTTGAGATTGGCATCTTCCAGCCTTTTTTTGATCTGCTCAACAGTCATCATAATTTGCACCTTAAAAAAAATATTTGCGGAAGTGCTTGCACTATACCCCATTTCTGGTTTATGATGCAAGCACGCCTCGAACTGATCCCCAGACGGAGGTGCAAAAAAAGGAGAGCCAAATGGCTATCAATTTGAAGTCGACCGGAGGCCTGACCGCCAATGGAGTGAAGTTGCTGGTGTACGGCCAAGCCGGTGCAGGTAAGACCACCTTGGTCAAGACCTTGCCGAACGTGATCGTGCTTTCAGCCGAGGGTGGTTTGCTGTCCATTCAGGACGCTGATCTGCCCTATATCGAGATCACCAGCATGGACGACTTGCGCGAGGCATTCACCTGGTGCCGCGACAGCAAGGAGGCTGCTGGATTTGAATCGGTTGCGTTGGACTCAATCAGCGAGGTGGCCGAGGTGGTGTTGCATCATGAGATGAAGAAGTCCAAGGATGGCCGCGCTGCTTATGGTGAGATGAACAGCACCATGCAGGAGTTGATTCGCGCCTTCCGCGATCTGCCAGGCAAGCATGTCTTCATGTCGGCCAAGCTGGAGAAGTCCACCGATGAGATGGGCAAGATGCTCTACAACCCAGGCATGCCTGGCAAGAGCCTGACACAAGGCCTGCCGTACTTCTTTGATGAAGTGCTGGCGCTGCGTGTTGAGCGCGATGCCGATGGTGTGACCCAGCGTGCTTTGATGTGCGACTCGGATGGCCTGTGGCTTGCCAAGGATCGCTCTGGCAAGCTGGAGGCATGGGAAGCGCCTGATCTGGGCGCAATCATTACCAAGATCGGTGGCAAAGCATGAGCGACTTGCAAAGCCTAAGCGCAGATTGGCTGCGCTATAAAAGCGACGAAGAAAAGGCCACGACCGAGCGCCGCAAGATCGAAGATCAGATGGTCAAATTGCTGGCCATTCCTGAGAACTTCGAAAGCACCGAGACTGCCGAGCCGCAAGGATTTGTGGTCAAAATCTCGGGCCGCATCGACCGAAAAGTCGACGGTGACAAGGTGCAAGAGCTTGCCGCTGAGTTCGGTCTGACCGATCACTTGGCCAAGCTGTTTCGCTGGAAGCCTGAGATCAACATGGCGATCTGGAAGGCATCAGATGAGTCCATCACCAAGCCGCTTGCGGCTGCAATCACGGCCAAGCCTGGCCGCCCATCTTTCAAAATTATCCCCAAGGAGTAAATCATGGCTTTTTTAAACGAAGAATTCAACGTCAACGAACTGCCCCAAGGCAATGGCAATTTCGAGCCGCTGCCTGCTGGCTGGTACACCGCCACCATCTCGCAGTCTGAGCTGAAGGACACCAAGGCTGGCAACGGCCAGTACATCAAACTGCGTTATGACATCACTGGCCCCACCCACCAGGGTCGCGTGGTGTTTGGCAACTTGAATATCAAGAATGCCAACCCCAAGGCCGAGGAGATTGGTCGCCAGCAACTAGGCGACATCATGCGTGCGATTGGTCTGGCCAAAGTGACCGACACCGACCAGTTAATTGGTGGGCAGATCGGCATCAAGCTGGAGGTGAAGCAGGACGAGCAGTACGGTGCAAGCAACGAGGTCAAGGGCTTCAAGTCCTTGTCCGGCAGTGCAGCACCTGCTGCCGCTGTAATCCCTGCCAAGGCCGCTGCGCCAGCTCCAGCAGCGCCTGCCAAGGCCGCACCGCCTTGGGCCAAAAAGTAAGCAAGAAAGAAAGCCCCCACCTTGTGGGTGGGGGCAAAAGTTGGCAACAACAAAAGGAGAACCACATGAAGATTCCCGAACCAGATAATAGCATCCAATCATTGATCGACAAGCACCACGAAGAGCAGTCAGAGGTGCCACGCGCACACCTTGGGGCCAGTACGCTGGGCCATGTGTGTGATCGGTGGCTGTGGCTGTCGTTTCGCTGGGCTGTGCAGCCGAACTTCCCTGGCCGAATCCTGCGCTTGTTTCGCCGCGGCCACCAGGAGGAGGCCAACATCATCAGTGATCTTCGTGCGATTGGCATCGATGTGCGCAAGGTCTCTGCCCAGCACCGTGTGGACTTTGGCTGCCATGTGTCTGGCTCGATCGATGCCATCATCGACAAAGGCGTGCCCGAAGCGCCCAAGGCCAAGCACATTGCTGAGTTCAAGACTGCATCAAAAAAGGCTTTTGACGATCTGGAGAAGAATGGCGTGGAGAAGTCCAAGCCTGAGCACTTTGTGCAGATGCAGGTTTACATGGCTGGCACTGGCATCGATCGTGCGCTGTACTTGACGGTCTGCAAGGATGACGACCGAATCCACACCGAGCGCGTGAAGTTCGACAATTATGTGGCAAACAAGGCCATTGCTCGTGGCCAGCGCATTGCTTTGAGTGATCGCATGCCCGAGCCAATCAGCTCAGATGCGAGTTGGTATCAGTGCAAGTATTGTGATGCGCATGAGTTCTGCCATCAGTCCAAGACCACCAAGCATGTGAACTGTCGCACCTGCGCTTTGGCCACACCGATGCCTGACTCGACATGGCACTGCGCTAAGTGGGATTCTGTGATTCCTTTGGATTCTCAGCGCACTGGCTGTGAGGGCCATGTCTTGCACCCCGATCTGGTGCCTTGGCAGCGCAAGGATGGGCCAGACGAGTTCACCGCTGTGTACGAGATCAATGGCGTTAATCTGGCAAATGGCGATCCTGAGCAGGAGGGTGTCTACGGCTCCAAAGAATTGCTGGCCAATGCCGAGGCCTGTGGCAGTGGTGATCCAATGATTGCCAAGATGCGCAAGGATTTTGGCGGGAGGATTGTGGGATGAGCAATTTCAAGTCTGTTTGGATAAAACCTGCACCTCAAAAACCAATCTGCGAGAAGTTGGCTGTCTGTCAGTCAAAGATTGCACCAAGTTGTCCTGTCGGGGTGTGCAGATTAAAGGTTAAAAATGCTGCGTGACTACCAACAGCGCACCATCGACCAGCTCTATGCCTGGTTTGAGGCTGGCAACGCTGGCAACCCATGCCTGGTGCTGCCGACCGGCTCAGGCAAGTCGCATATCGTGGCTGCGCTGTGCAAGGATGCCTTGCAAAACTGGCCCGAGACTCGAGTGCTCATGCTCACCCATGTCAAGGAGCTGATCGAGCAGAATGCCGAGAAGATGCGCCAGCATTGGCCTGGTGCACCGATGGGCATCTACAGCGCCAGCATTGGCCGCAAGGACTTGGGTGAGCCGATCACGTTTGCTGGCATCCAGTCTGTGCGCACCAAGGCCAGTGCGCTTGGCCATGTTGATCTGGTGATCATCGACGAGTGCCACCTGGTCAACCACAAAGACGAGGGTGGATACCGCAAGTTGCTTGGCGAGTTGAAGGCCATCAATCCGCACCTGCGCGTGATTGGTTTGACTGCCACGCCTTACCGCTTGGGGCATGGCCTGATTACCGACAAGCCTGCGCTGTTTGATGATTTGCTGGAGACGGTCAGCATCGAGGAGCTGGTCTTCAAGGGTTATCTGGCCACACTGCGCTCCAAGGTCACCAAAGCCAAACTGGACACCTCTGGTGTGCACAAGCGTGGTGGTGAGTTTATCGAGTCCGAGTTGCAGGCCGCTGTGGATACCGACGACCAGAATCAAAAGGTGGTGCAGGAGATCGTCAGCCTGACTGGTGATCGCAAGGCCTGGCTGGTGTTCTGCACTGGCGTGAAGCATGCCGAGCACATTGCTGATGTTCTGTGCCAGCATGGTGTGGCTGCCGAATGCGTGACTGGAGAGACACCAAAAAAAGAGCGCGAGCGCATGCTTGAGGACTTCAAGGCAGGCCGCTTGCGTGCCCTGACCAATGCCAATGTGCTGACCACTGGCTTTGATTATCCAGACATTGATGTGGTGGCCATGTTGCGGCCAACCATGAGCGCCAGCCTTTATGTCCAGATGGCAGGCCGTGGAATGCGGGTCAAAAGCCACACCGACCACTGCCTGGTGCTCGACTTTGCCGGTGTGGTGGCAAGTCATGGGCCGATCACCAATGTCCAGCCACCCAAGAAGGGAGGAGACGGAAATGGCGAGGCACCAGTCAAGGTTTGCGACGAGTGTGGAGAGCTGGTGCACATCTCAGCAGCGATCTGTCCCTCCTGCGGTGCTGTATTCCCTGAGCCGGTGAAGAAGAAACTGTCTTTGCGAGATGACGACATCATGGGGCTGGAGGGCAAAGAGTTGGAGATTACGAGTTGGAACTGGCGCATCCATACCAGCAAGGCCAGTGGAAAGTTGATGCTGGCCTGCACCTATTACGGCAGTTTGTCGGACAAGCCGATCACCGAGTACTTGCCGGTGCTCCATGATGGTTATGCAGGCCAGATGGCATTGCAGCGCCTTTTGACGATGGCCTCATCGTC